TTATTCCTCACTTTCTACTTCCGGGATTCCGGTAATTGACATTAACATAGACAACACACCCGCCAGCGCGGATGCTGACAGAACATACTTCCAGTCAACCTGTCCCATTGCTGCCGCCGCTCCGATTCCGGCAATCGCAGCCTGTGCCATGGTCTTTACCGCTCTGATTCCTGCGGCTTTTAACCATTTCTGTGTGTCTACTGATGGTTTGAATACTGAATTTTTTAACATAATTACTCTCCTTCCTGTGGCTCCGTTGGCAGGGCCATCAATGCGTGGTATAAATTGGTTCCAACACCATTCCCTTTTAAAGCATGGTATTGCTGATACTCGTCCTCTAAGGACTGTTTAACATATACCGGGCAATACCCAAGATCATCATGGTATTTATTGTAAAGACGGATCAGATCCGCCCTTAGAAGTGCCCGGATGCCTTTTCTTGTGGCGATAATCTGACGATACAAATACGCGATTGCAGTTGCAAAGGCGGTAAATATCTGCCAGTTATCTGTGATGAATTTTAAGTGCATAATTTTCCTTTCCGCCCGTAGGCTTGTTATTTAAAAGAGCCGGCTACACAACACATGGTCATGTAATCGGCTCTTAGGCTCTTGATTTTTTTAATTCTGTAATATCTTGCTGTATTGATTTAATCTGATCTTTCAACTCCGCGTTTTCCTTTTCTAATGTTTCCACACGATTCCACAACTTCTGAATTGTATATGTGTTTAATGCGATAAACTCTTCGTAACGAAGTGAATAAATATACTCTGGATTACCGTTTTCATCTAAGATAGGTTCGTTGACTTCTTCACCATCAACCAATTTACTGTCAATTTTTTGATCTTTGCAGAATCCAGCAAAATCGAGATCTGTTAAGCCACATTCTGACATTGCCTGCTCTACATCCTGTGCTATAAAACCGATATGTGTTCTGCCAGATGTACCCTCTTTAAATAAAAATGATACTGGCTGTAATTTCATAAAAAACTGTAAATGCTTATTTGTAAGTGATTTAATATCATCTTTATAATTTTTATCAGAAGTTGATATCGAACTTGATGTAACGTATAATTGTGAAAATCTATAATTTCCAGAACCAAGGCTGATAGCTCCGTTCATTCCAACACCATTAGATTCATATGTTCTAACATGGTTATCATCCGTTATAGTCATTGCTCTATTTGTTACTCTATTTCTTATTCCCTGAACCAGGATATATGTCGGATTATAGACATACATATTAGTTCCATCGCTACCACCCCATATCCAGGCTGGGGTTTCATTTTTACCACTCCAATTCCAGTTTTTATTACAGGATGCAGACGTTGATAACTTGGAATTTAATAAATCTGTCACACTTCCGACATTTCTTATTGTTATAGAATTGCATGTAATGTTTCCACTCCTGCAATCTATTCCGACAGTCATTCCTTGACCAGAACAACCGTCTACAAATCCAACTCCGTACCATGATTTGATGATTAGATTTGCAACGTCAGCCCCATTTCCATCTCCGTTACCATTAAAAATTCCTGTATTGCCTGTTGTCTGAACACCGAGAACCATTCCATTGGAATCTGAAGCCGTACTACCTGGTAACTTATGTTGTCCAATAATAGTGCCAGTCATTGTTCCGCCGGATAATGGTAAGTGGTTTGCTAAACTGCTGTTTAACGATGATATCGCTCCCGTGCATGTCCCATTTCCAATTTTAGAAATGTCTGTCGTTCCAAGCATTTTATAGAGATACCGCACATTCTTGAACATCTGTGACACCTTCGCAAAAATTGAAGAGTGTTTTTCACCGCTTGATAATTTTGATACAGTCGTCCACGCTGACGTTAATCCGTCTGCCACATCACTGCTCGTAAATGATACGATATTGTTCGCTGTATCTCCACCTGTCGCTACTGCCCCAATGTTTGCTGGAGTGAGATTGACATTTCCTCGCCGATAGGATGCTTCTTTTGCGCCCTTAACCCCCGTCACAGGAGTACCGGCAAGCACGTCCCATTTTTCATCTGATGTTTTATAGATGTTTGCTCCGGCAGGAATCACATTGCCGGCTCCCTCTTTGAAATCATCCGTGGTGGTAAATTCATCTGAAATATTGTACATCCATCCGGCATTGACATCCGCAAGTGCCGGAAGATCTGCAAATGCAACTGTTCCGTGTGGCTGCAATCCACCGTTAAGTCCTTCTGATATGTCTTTTGCCTGCTGATAGTAATACTTGGCATTGTCAGAATCCTCGCCCTCTCTGCTTCCTGTACCACCAACAGCATAACTCTGTGCTTTGGTTGCACTATCTGCTGCAGATTCGGCTTTACCGATGATCTCTGTTGCTTTCTGCGTTGCGATTGTGGCTTTATCTATGGCGGTACTGGCGGACTGGCTGGCAGATGC